AGTTGATAGACCAAGAATCTGTGTTCTAACTGGTCCTTGTGATGGTAGTAATTCTTTGTAAGCTAGCGCTTGAAACTGTGTGACAGCCTCTGCTAAAACTGGGTGTGTTGCACCTGATGCACCTTTGAATGGCTCTGATTTTTCTTCATACTTAAATCCTAAAAGATCTAAACCATTTGTATATGCATGCTCCCAATCTTTTCTAGATGATTTATAGTTGACATAATTTTCATACAACTCATGTCCCATTGGGGCTAAAACTTCTTCTGGTAGCAACTCTGCTAAGTTAGCAAAATGATCTTCACCTTGTTCTTGACTACCAACATTAGGGTCAAAGTTTACATCAACACTACCGTCTTCATTTGGTAATACTTCTATCGGACTATCTTTAGCTTCTTGTAATTCTTTTTCTTGTATTTCTACCTGTGCTTCTTCAGGACTTGGAATATTTATCGTTTGCTTTACGTTTGGTAAAGACTTGTCTATTTCTGCCATTTGTTTTCTCCAGTTTTACTGTCTTAACAGTATTGTAGTTAATATTCAACCCCTGTGCATCTGGGCCAGATCTTGGTGGTGGGCCTGATTTTTTACCTATCATTAAGCACCTCCAAACTCTCCAAAAGAAAACTCATCTCTTTCTCTTGCAAGTTCTTCTCTTTGCTCTGGGCTCATCGCCTCTAATTCTTGGTATCTTTCATACGCATCTTTTGCTAAACCAACTGCAGTTAAACCTGCACCAATAGGTGTAAAGGCTCTAGCTGCTCCAAAAAATGGATTAGCAGCTACTCTACCAATCGTAGATAAAATACCTGCACCTCTGGGTGCGAGTTGACCTATAGTTCTTTTTGCAAGTTCTGGGTACAATAAACTTGTTCCAACTTCTACATCTGCGAGTGCTTCAGGTAAACTTTCACCTTTGTCTAAATTTTCTTTTATTGATGTACCAGCGAAAGTTGCAGCAACTGTTGGTGTGCTCAAGACTCTAGCAACATCACCTAGTCCTGTTAAAATATTTCTAGGATCAAGAAACGGGTTTGCGCCTAATCTAGTATTGGCATCTTTAAACATTTCTCTTGTTTTAGTTTTTTCTGGAACATCTAACTCACTAGCAGGAATTAAATTTAATCTAACAGCTTCTGCATCTATTTTTTGTTTTCCTAATTTAATTAATTCATCCGCTCTTTCTTTTGTTATTTTAGAAAGATCCTCATCTGATGCAACTAATCCTCTTCTAGGATCAAATCCTGTATCTTTTAATTTTGTTACTGTTCCATCTTGATCTATATTTAACAATTCAAAATTAACTAGTCCCTGTGCTCTTGTTCCTTTTAACTGACCTCTTAATCCTTTCATTGTGTCATTAAATTCATCTATAAGTTTTTCTTTATCTCCTATTGAAATATTAGGATTTTTTAATTTTTTTGTAATTGTAGCTAATTTTTCATTTCTTATTCTTTCAACTTTTTCTACCTCTGGAGATATATTTACTTCTTTTGGAATAAAACCCATTCTACTTAAAGTTTGTGTGCTAAATTTTGGTTGACCATGTTGTATTTGTATATCCATGGAGGCACTTCCTGGAAATACTTTAGACTTATATTTTCTTAATTGTTCATAGACTCCATAAGGATCTTTTTTTCTATACATTGCATCTTTTAATCTTCTTAATTTTCTAAGTTGTTCTGGTTTTTTAAATTGTTTAGCTTTATTTTTATAAAGATTACCTGTTGTAATATCCTCAAGTTGATTAGCAATAATTCTTAAATTTTCTTCCGTTGCATCTACAAAAATATCTTTAAAATCATTTTTAATTGGACCTGAAAAAGTGACTACAAATTTTTTACTTCCAGCAGCTGTGGTATCTATTGATGGAGATATGTGTGTAAATTTTAAATTTTTAAATTGATCTACAAGATCATCACTTACTTTTAAAACAGCAGAGGCTGGTCTTTTTCTTCCACCCAATTTAGCGGCTTCTTTTTTTGTTAAAGGTTTTGCAAAATCTTGTCCCTCTGTTAAGTAAGATTTTATTGTCTTAGAAGCGCGACCTGTGCCTTTTATAATCTCATTTTGTGTTGGGATTCTTAAATTTTTTAGTTTAAATTTTTCTACAAACTCTTTTAGTTCTTCTGCTATTCCACCATTTGCAAACTTCTGTCTTGGCCGCAAAAGATACGCCATCATCTCATTGTATTCTGATATTTTCATTATAATTTTAATATGCCTGCTATTCCACCGGCTTCGTTTGGTTCTCTACCTGTTACGTCAAAATCTTCTAGCGTTTGTTTTTCCTCTAAATCTTTACGTAAAATTCTTATTAATTCTTCGTCTGTCATTAAACCTTCATCAAAACCATATTTTGCTTTTGGTTTTGGTAATTCATTTGAGAAATTTTCTGCCTCTAATTTATAAAGTCTTTCAAACTCATCACCTATCTCTGTAAAAGTATTCCCTCTAAATGCATCAGGAAACTCTTCTTGTATTCTTGCAACAACACCTATCGCATCCTCACCGTATGCTTTTCTAAATATATCGATTGGGTCTGCACCTTGTGTAAATCTTTCTATTGCATCTCTATCACCTGCATCTGGTATCTTGAGTGTGCCATCTTTTAATCTTCTAGATAGAAATTCTCTAATAGCAGTTCTAGCATTTGCATCTTGAGATATTGTTCCTAAACGTCTTCTATCATTTCTTTTTTTAATTAAAGTGTTAAGAGCAGTTTCAGTCATCTCTTTAGGTGTATCTTCAAAAAGTTCAATTTCGTTCATGTCATCCATAATTTCATCCACTCTACTTTTATCTTTTTTAATTACTGGTTTTGAAGTGGATACGTCATCAGCTTTAGGTCTTAATTCTACAACTTCACCTTTTTTAGTCTCTTGTCTCTTGATGCCTGTTGCTGGCTTCTTGAATATTTGATCTAGTCTAGTTTTTAAAACACCAGTGATCTCACCAAACTCTCTTCTTGCAAAATTTAATATTTCTTCTTTTCCCATGAGACCTTGATCGTACAGACGTTTTGCTGCGTTCAAGAATCTTATAAGTTCAATAGTTAATTTTATAGCCATAGTTTACCAATAGTATTTAAATTTTCTTCTAGGTAGTTTTTCATCTTGATAATCTTCAGGATGACTTATTAAACCACCTTGTCTAAAACGCATAATGGCTTGTGTTGTGCTATCAACCAAGTCGTCATGATCACCGTATGGAAAAGCAGCACACTCCTCTACAACCTCCTGAGCAAACTGTTTATCCAAAGGAGCCCATATATTACCAGATTCAAACAGAGGTGCAACAGAATTAACTCTGGTATGTTTATCGTTTCCACGAGACGGAGAGTAGTTGACAACAGGTATACCCATATTTCTCAACTCGTATGTTAGTGGCAATCCACTTGCCTTAGACTCAATCAAGACAGTTTCAGGCTCCCAATAATCATATTGTTCTTTTGCAACTCTACGTAATTCAGGAAACTCCCATCTATCTTTTATTGCATCTAACAAGATCATCTGTGGTGGTGTATCTTCGTTTAATCTAAATATACCCCACGTTGTGATTGCACTAAAGTCTGCAGTTTCTTTTTTCATAAATGCAGTATCGTAAGACTGTATGACATGCTCTAAACTTGGAATAGAATCTTTATCCCAGTTGTTCCACCATTCTCTTTTGATGATAGCACCTTCTTCAGACGTTGGATTCTGCATCCACTGTGCATTCCATTTGCCGAGTGATAATGATGCTTTGACTCCTTCGAGTTCACTTAGCTTCCAGTACTCCGGCCATACAGGTTTACCACTCGGCATAATTGCCGGAAACTCTACCAATTCCCATTGATCAGCTTTGGGTTCAGATTGGTTCTTTATCAGAATTCCTGTGAGGTCTTTTACGTTCCATCGTGTCATAACGCAAACTATTTTACCTCCTGGTTGTAAACGTTGTCGTGGTCCTGAAGTATACCACTCGTATGCTTTTTCTAGTGCACCCATGTTAAGTGAATCTTGTTCTGAGTGTGGGTCGTCAATGATTAATAAATCTGCACCTCGTCCTGTGATAGCTCCACCTACACCAGCAGCAAAGTACTCGCCACCTTGTGCAGTTTCCCAGCGACCAGCGGCTTGGCTATCTTCTCTAAGTCTTGTTTGAAAAACTTGTTGATATTCTGGAGAGTCAATCAAGTTTTTTGCTTTACGACCAAAACGGACAGCTAGCTCGCCGGTGTGTGTTGTTTGTATAATCTTCAACTTGGGATTTTTGCCTATCATCCATGCAGGGAGCAAGGTAGATGCAAATTCTGATTTAGTATGTCTTGGTGGCATATTAACTATCAATCTTTTTATTTTGCCCTCTGCAAGATCATTAAACTTCTGTGCAATAATTTTATGGTGCTCACCCTCTATAAAATCGGGCCATAGTCTTTTGGTAAACTCCAAAAAATCTTTTTGAGCTTTTTCTTTCTTGTCTTCTTGTCTGATAGAAAAAAATAATTTTTTTACTCTTTTCCTAACATCCGGTGGTAATCGATTTATTTTCTCTAGATCTAACTGCATTTGAAAAAATTTTTTGTAAAATTTTTTTACGTGTTTATTAAAAACTTAAAACGTTTTTACAGGTATTGACCATGAAAATCAAGCAATACAAGGGTAGGTTGTGGGACCCCTTTGTATGTATATAAATTAATAATTAAAAAGATTTTGTATTTTGGAAATCGTTTGGGACCCCTGACCCGGGGTGCGTGGCGACACTTAAGTTGCGCCACGCATTCATATGATGACTAGTCTAGAAGCACCATGTATTCTTTAGGAAAGTTTTCTATAAACCAATCCAGACCCTTTCTGTGGTCATCCCAGTTCTGGAATAGTTCGCTGCCCATGATTACATCATAAACAGCAACAGCAAACGCAGGTAGCATACAAGAACCACCACCAAAACGATTGCTAATTTTTTCCTCAGCTGTTGGATCCTCAGGTAAAGACACAGCAAAAGGAAGTTTGTATGTTTTGTTTTTATATTTTATCTCTTTCATAATGGTCCTATATTATCCTATTTGCCTCTCGTTGTCAACCTGAATATCTGTATATTTTCTATTGCCATAATAACCATGATCATAGTTCTTTTTTTCAACTGTGACCGGTGTTTCAAGTGGCTCGATCCTTGGGTGTAGTCTTACGAACTCTCTAAAATGTTTATTAATAAAATCATGTAAACAAGTCTGATCACAGAAGTATTCCCATTGTGTACCTAACGTCCACCTGTTTGGTTTAATCTTAACAGTTCTTAAAACCTTATTGCCTTTGACACCTCTCACTCTAGTTGTCGTTTGTCGTTTATGGCAATTTGGTCCATGACACCAGTTATAATTACTCATACTCTACTCCATAAAATTAAATGGCAAATTAAAACACCACCAATTATTAATAATAAATCTAGTATCATGCCACCCTCTCTCTCATTGTCCAGTTACCTGACGCAGTTCTATATCCATATGCGTCCTCGTCGTAATAAACAAAATAAGGAACATTTTTTTTAGAAACTCCCAGTCTTGTTTTGTCGTCATGTCTGCCTCGTCTTGTTATAGTCTGTTTATCTTTTTGACTATAGTAAGTTATATAAAAAGTTTTCATCTTTTTCCTTTCGTTTATGTTAGGGAGTTTATAGGAAACTCCCTAACTTGTCAAGTGTTAATTTACACTTGCTTGTTCTTGCAATAGTCTTTTTGCTATTGCTATTTTTTCCTCTCTTGTTTGTTCAACTTTGTCCTCTAAAAGACTTGCCAAATTTTCAGGGCTATAAACTGAAAGAGCCATACTAGAACTTTCATTTAGTATGCTTTCGTTTAATGCTATCCCAAGTTTATCAGCTAGTGCTTTTGCCTGATCAAAGTATCTGTAAGATTTAAGACCTAATCTCAACTTCTTCATCTTTTCTTCAACAGTAGTAAATAATTGTTCGTGTTGCGTTGCAACTTGTCCAATTAATTTGTTAAACTCTTTTAAGATATTAAAAGTTGTTTCATCAACTTTGAACTGACGTGTATGACAATAACTTGTACCAATCACCCAGATTTTATCTCTATCCCATTCGGCTTTTGGTTTTATTATTGACTTGTCCTCGTTTGATGAATTACGAAACCCTAACCAAGTATCACACTTTGCCTCTTCCTCGTAATACTTTGGATTTCGTTTGTTGTCCTCGTTCCACCTGACTTGGAAATCAGGGTCACAATTAGCTTTGATTAATTCATCTCGGTAATATGCTCTTGCAAAGCCATGATTATCGTCTAATGAAAAATCAACTCTAACTGTGTCCTTATCCCTCTTTCCCTCGTCATTGATAATATCTGTTTCAAAATTAAAACAGTTATCATGGTAGAGTTCACCACCTGAAGAACCATATTTATTTGACATGGCTCTAATGGTATCAACATCTTCCTGTGGTTGATGTTGTCTTACAATGTTGCTACAAAGTTGCAACATCTTAACACGCATTTGATTGTATTTTTCTTTTGCCTCTTGAAGTCCTTGATTGAACTTACTATTTTCTATCCAATGGCTTTGAAAAACACTTTCAATCGCTTTTCGCTTTTCTGCGTTTAGTGTTAGTCTTTTTGTCATT